CGTGAGCATACATCTTCAGTTCCTATGGAATTGGAGCTCCCGTTATCGGGAGAACGCGGAACCGCCGTTATCGGCCGTTCCGTTGTTGGGGGTGATGATACCGTTATCGGTATCGTCACCTCCGGCTGGGGCCCTCACGAGGTCCCACAATGGGTTCTGAAGAAGGACCCAACCACCCCATCCCCGCAAGGGCGCAAGGTGGTTCCTTCTTCGGCTCCTATATTGATTGATCCGCAGGGTCAGTCAAGTTTTGCCAGGTATTTACGTGGTGAAACAGTGGGCATATATATGGATGGAGAATTTTTAGAAGCATCTTATCAACCAACATCCATCTGTCAGTCCGGTTGTGACTGTCATTATTGTGACCCACATGCCATTAAGTGGACCCCACCACTTAGGGAAAAGAAAATTAAGAAATCTTTACGAAAACCCCCAGGCATGAATTCGGCGGCAAGACGTGAAAAGAAATATTTTGCGAAAATAAATAGTCGTGTTGAAGTCCCAGTAACCCCAAAAGTTATTGAGGAAGATTACCCCGCTACAATCAAGTGTGCACCAGAACCCGCCATATGGTGTTATTCACTTGCCGGCCCAGTAATAGAAGAGAGACCCAGAATACTTCCTGCTCTCGATTACGAGCCGTTAATAGCACAAAGTTCCTCAGGAGTAGATCTTGAGACCTTGATGCAATCTAGGACTAGGAAAAGGAGTCGCCCTTCTCAACCCCAACAAAAGGTTGAAAAGGTGAAGAAAGTTAAAAAGACCGTTTCGGTAGATTTAGACTCCACTAATCCAAATTATCCCGCAGTAAGTGCCAACCAGCGGGACATTGTTTATAAAACTAACAACAAGATGGGCAGGTATGATGACGGTGTTTACGTCAACGGCACAACCTATAACAGACCCGTCTTTTACCCGGACAATTATTTTGCTGAGGGATTCGACGACAGAAAAGACTTTGAATCCAAATGCTTGAGATTGAACATACTCTTCACTTTGAAGGGTTGGGTATTTTTAGGTAAGAATACCATCCGGAAACTCTACCATGCCTTTCTCATCCATGGCAAACTTTACAACAAGTATGAATTTGAAAACTCACAGTTTGCGAAAGGCATGGAGATAAGTGACCACGACATAGCAGTGCTCAGAAGTGCTAAACGTTTGGGTCGTTATTTCTGCGGCAACTTTGCAGATATGCTTGGATCGTTGCCCACTAAAAAGGCCCCAGCTCAATTTCAGTCACTTGCTTCAATGATGAGCACTTTCGCTCTTCTTTCAGCAGGCTCTGAGATAGTTGAGGCGATTAAAAACAAAGTCCAAGATTTTAGAAATCATTTTTGTAAGCTTTTGAAAGACAATTTGGGTATTGATTTTGACCCCAAAACTAAAACCTTTTTTGATCTAATGATTGGTTTTACAATCCTTGCGATTTTTTGTTGGGCTTTGAGAGTTGCTGGTGACCTTCTGGCAAAGTTGGTTTCCATCATCTTCGATGGAGTCTGCAATTTCACCTCCACGACGTTGGCCAAGATTATTAAGTTCTGTAAGGGCATAGTGGCTCTTTCAAATTTGGCCTCAGAAGCAGAGGAAGGTAAAGTGGGCCTCGCCCAAGCAAATGGCACTTCTATAGTGCTTGCAGGGTTGATCACCATGATTGCTTACATTATGTATCCCAGTGGTGGAAAACCTAAAGACGGATTCGACTTTGTCAGGAATACCATGCCTACAGCTAGCCTCATCGAAGGTCTCACCACCTTCGGATCTGACATAATGAACTATGTACTTAGTCGTATGAACCCGGATCATGTGTGGAATGTGCACAGTAAGCTTGTTGCGAAGTTCGAAAAGGTTTTTGATCGAGCCACAAAACGTGCTGCTGATAAGGATTACTTTTCAGCTCTGGTCACAGACAATTCCTTATATGTAAAACTTAAGAAGGATTATGACTGGTACGCTCGAAATTACATCGCTATTTACGATGTGCCTCAGATGAAGCAGCGTAGGCCTATACTTGTGATGTTGAGGACCCAACTGGCTGAACAGTACCGTACAGGTCAGATAGCCTCTGGTCTTTTTAAAAACAGGGCTCAGCCTCCTTGCTGTGTCTTTTATGGCCAGCCGGGTACCGGTAAATCTGAAGCTATTTCGATACTTAGGAAGCTGATTGTACACAAGATGCAGCAGAAAAAGGATCCTTATTGGTCCTCTCTTACCAATGGAGACTCGCTTATCTACAGTAAAGCAGCCGGTTCGCCATACTGGGAGGGATATGCCTCTCAGCCTTTTACTCTGTTTGATGATTGGGCGCAAATGTCCTCGCCTGAAGCCATGGATATAGATGTCTCAGAAATCATACACATGGTAAACACTGCCCCTGCACCTTTGAATATGGCTCAAGCCCATCTGAAAGGGATGTATAATTTTGATTCCAAGTGTGTCTTTGTGACTACTAATCGTAAGGACTATTCTGGCCTCCGTATGGCTGATCCCGGGGCACTGGGTAGAAGATTCACCCAGGCTTTTGAGTTGGTTAAAAACAAGACCTTGCAAGGAGACCAGGTCTCTAAAGGTACTTTAGATGAGGCTTGGTCCTTTGTGGGTTTGGGCTCTATGGGCACCGGAAAGAATGCACTCAAACTCCCTGTTTGCGAAGCACGAGAAAATTATGTAGGCACGAAGTTTACTATCTCCCAGGTTGCCGACCTTTTGGTAGCCGATCTTTGTAAAGCAGAGGCAAAGGTTCCTTTTGCTGATAGGGTTGATTTAGCCGAGTTTCAGTCATTTACAGAACTCAAAAAGAAAGTTAGTTCTTGGTGGTATGGATCTGAAGAAGATTTCCCTCATGATGACCACGCCCTCTCACCTTTGCATTTTGAAAGGTGGGCCCGTTCGGTTTGTTCTGAATTACAAAAGGCCACTGAAATCAGGAAGCCTGAAGTTGTTAAGGTGAAAGAACAGTATCCTGGTGCTACGGATGAAAGTCTCCATAAGGCAGTGCCTCTTAAGGTAGACCGTCTTCCAGAGATTGATTGGATCATTTCGCAAGAGTTCCCAGAAGGTCTATACACTCCGGAGTTCGAAGCTTCGAAGGATGCCTCCCGTGACTATTTTTGGCTGAATGTTTATGAAGAGTTCGCAAATATGTTGAGCGACGATTGGGCTTACAACGCTCATGAGTTGAACGATTGTGCTGATTATCAAGATGAAATTCTCAGCCAGGTTTACTTACGTGCTTTGAGTCTCAACATTAGTGGCCCTTTCCGCGAAGCCCCAAAGAAATTCCATCTTCTTAGGATTGTAAATCAGAAAAACTGGAAGGTAGCTTTCGCTCTCTTGATGATAGCATATCCTAGATGTTCCAACATCATAGACATGTACAGCTTCTTTGTGGACCAATACCAACAAGGCAATGATATAGTCTTTCTTAATGATCGTGGGGCTTACGAAGTCAAAAGCTCCGGTCCTAAGCGCGATGCTTTTAGGACAACTCCTAGGCCTTTCCCTCGCCCGGCCCACCCTATATTTTGTGACCCTGAAAAAGGTTTTGTTTCCCCAGACGTAGCTTTGAAGAACATATTTGCACTTTTCGCTAGAGATGTTGTATTTCCAGAAGGAACATTGGCCGGAGTTTATCCACCCCCTCGCCCTAGTCCAGCCTATTCGGTTTTTAAGCTGGGCCCTGGTGGTTCGTCATTCTACAAGAATGCTTTGATTTTAGCTGGAGTAGCAGCTTTGGCCGCTGTCGTAGGTAAATATGTTTACGACTGGTTTAGAGGTGTACCTGCTGAGCTGGAAGGCAAGAGCAAAGATGTCGGTAAGAACAACGGCTGGGCTGGGCTGGATCCGAATAAAGGAAATTTTAGTAAAGCCAAAAGAGAAGGTCGTCTCGCCAAGGAGGGTGTGAACCTCTGGAGGGATCACAAAGGTCGAGTGGTGGAAGGTCAATCTTCAATCGACTCGGCCACAAGGGAGACGAGCATTGCCCGCCAAAGTTGGTGCTTAAGAATACGCACCACCGGAGATGAGAGTTTCTCTCAGTGTCTTTTTGTGGACTCTCGCACAGCCGTGTTTGCTTGGCACGCCTACGCTTCAATAGCTCAGGAATATGATCTAGTAGATATAGCTCTGTTCACAGACCATCCTAGTAGTGGTGTGAAGACCTCTTATGTTTTTACTCCCAATCAGTTCTCTCTGAGCCACCCCGACGAGGGTAGAGACTTGGGTCGTATACTGTTTATGAATAGTTACGTCCCAGGCATGAGAGACTTATGGGGAATGGTAGCTGAAGAATCCAAATACCCAAAGGTCTCTAACGATCTCTACCGACTTATGACTGGAGTCGTGGGAGGTAAGAGCATGGTTTTACGCGACGGCCCTTTCTCTGCAGAACTGCGACCTTTCGTTAGGAGAGAGGTCGTTTGCAGAACTGCCAATTCAGGCCTCTACATGGTCACAGGACAATCCTATCTTTGGGTTTTCAATGGAAAAGGTGAAGCCGGTGATTGTGGCTTCCCCTATCTTTCTCGAAGTGGTGAAGATAAGCCTCTCAAAGGTATCCATGGTGCTAGATGTGGAGATGATTCTTTCTGTATACCTCTTTATTTAGGTGATAGAATTCTGGACGCTCAGTTTGTGAACCCGCTGGCGATCGCCACTCGAAGTTTTGGGTACTCTAAGGCGGACGCCCTTGAGAAGAAGCTGGACGCTTTGTTGGAGGACATAAAAAAATTGAAGCCTCTAGATGCCCAGACGTTCTGTCCTACGAGCCTCGTTCTCAATTACTTGGAGAAACGTAAGCTAGACACATGCGTTGAGAAAGCAAGAGCAATTAGAGAACTAAATGCTGAACTTCAGTGTATCTCTTTTTTAGCAATTCCCCTGCATCTTTACTTCGACAGACGAATCACTAAGAATATGGAGGAGATCAGCAAAGAGTTAGACATAATAGATGGAGTTGCTAAGGCTCAGTTTCTTGGCCCGGCTTTGGCTCTATGGGCTTTAGTCCAAAAGAATAGGGCCTATGCTCGAATCGAGAAGAGAGTAGATAGCTATGACTTCAAGACCTCGAACTTCAGAGAAGAAAGGTTCTTGAGAGCGGAAAGAGAATTCGCCAAACATGAACAAGAAGACTCCGCTCAGGCAGAGCTTCAATCTATGCCCCCGGGTCTGGAGCAATACGTCACTCCCGTAGACGAGGCTCCTTACATACCCGGTACTAAAGTGATGGGCCGTCTGGACGGTCTCAGAACTTTCGCTTCTCCACCATTTTCCAAATACGTCTTGAGGTGTGATAGCATGATTGAGGAGTTAGCCCCAGGGGACTACAAGATACCCGCTGACATTTCTGCAAAGGCTGCCGCCAATAGAATTGAAGCCACCTTCAATTTCGGCCCCAGAAACATTTTGGACTGGAAGAAAGTTGAAGACCCGAAATGGTCCGAAGACTTTATCAACATAAAGGGTCTGAAGTTCACCGGCTTTCTCTCTTTTGAGCAAGCTCTTTTTGGGGACAAGACTCTGAATCTGACTTCAATGGCCTCAAGCAGCAAATTTGTCGGCTCCTTCTTCAACGAAGATAAGATCACTTTGGTCGATTTTTCAAAGAAGACATACCACCCGAAACTCAAAGATAGAGTTTTGGAATACATGGAGGCTGCTAAGTATGGCCCGGTTTACCCCCTGGCTGTACATTTTAATAAGGACGAACTTCTGGAACCTCAGAAAGTTGAGGAACAGATTTGTAGGATTATCAATGGGCACGATTTGGCCTATAATATCTTTCTCAGAATGATTTCTGGTTCGTTTGTTAATATGGTCAACACTCACCCTGCAGTTTGCGTAGCTGTTACCGGAATCAATCCCAACAGTAATGATTGGACCGTGGTCCATGATCAAGCGACGAAGTACCCCAACTGTTTGGCTGGTGATATAAGCAAACAGGAAGCTACCACTCAGAAGTGCTTTCAAAAAGGCTTTGCTGCTTGTGTTGGCTCCTACTATGTACTTAGTAAGGAAGAGGCCACCCAACAAGCCAATGGTTTAGCTGGCCTCCACGGCTACTATTTCGAACGAGATGGCTACATCTACTTTGTCCCTTATGGTCATTCTTCTGGCCATTTTCTTACCACTGCCTACAACTCCTATTCTACCTTTGGTCTTCATAAGCTCGCCTTTGAAGATCTGGTGGACCATCAGGCAAAACCTTTTTCTGAAAATGTTGCGCTAAAGACGCTGGGCGATGACTCTGTAGGCTCGGTTACTGATACCGTAGCTGAGGAGTACAACATGGTCACCATTGGTCAATGGTGCAAAGAACACGCTGGTATTAAGTACACTAGTGGAATAGACAAAAAGGGTGAACTCACCAAATTTGTCTCTAAAGAAGAGTTACTGTTTTTGGGACGCGACTTTACCCATGAAAAGGGACGTATCGTCGGCAGGCTCAGACTCAGTTCTATTTACGACCTTTTGATCTGGACCGTTAAGGTCCCAGGCATGAGGCCATGTGAAGTAGACGATATAAGAGTCGATCAAGCTCTTAGAGAGGCTGTTCTCTATGGACAGCAGTTTTACAATAACTTGGTTGCTTTTATCAAGGACCATTATGGAAGAAACAGGACTTATGTACCTAACATGCCCGGTTACAATGCTTTGAGTAAGAAAGTGTATGGTAATTGGTACAAATGTGACTATGATGGTTACTACGAGGCTAGCCCTACGAAGGCTGCCTTGTCAGACTAATTTGAACATGGTCCTGGGCATGACCTTACCAAAAACTGCATCCTACAGACGGTGGCAGGTATAATGCCGTTCTCACCGCACCGTCTAAATCTCAACACCAGTGTGTACGGACACTGGTGCCTACTGGGGTTCTCTCAAGGCCGAGAGAATACCTATAGTGCAACCTGGCCTTCCGAACAGTTCTCAGAAAACTCACTTACTACTCAAACCACTCAACTCACTACTCAACTCAACCCCGAAGAGATATTTAAAGAGGAAATTCACTATTCCAGGACTCGGGACGACCCTTTCCCCGACAAGACCCCGGCGCAGCTTCTCACTAGAGAATACCTTGTCTTCGATGACTCGTTTCTTGTCGATGAATTCCATGTGCTCTATCCTCATGGTCTTTTGCTCCAAAAAGACACTATTGCAAAGTATCTGAGCCGATTCTCTCTTTTCAGAGCTGACCTCAAGATCCGTATTGAGCTCATCTCTTCTCCAATGCAATATGGAAATTTCTTTGTTTCCATGCTTCCGTACCAGAAGGGCGCGTCTGATTTCCTCACTGTTACCCAGCAATCTCAAGCGTCGCTCCATAATCTGGATATTGGCTTGCAACAGGCTTTGGATTTAAAACTCCCTTACCTCTCTCCTAAGTTGTATTGGGACTTGACCAATTTGACCGACTCCCCTGCTTGGCGCATCATGATTCGCTGTGACACTCTCAACACTTTGACTACCAATGCTCCCACTTCTGTTCGCCTAAAGATGTATGCCTCTTTTGAAAATCCTGAGGCTGCCGGTTATAGGCAAGCCGTGCTTCAGTCGGCTCGCGTTCTCGACAGGCGTTTTTCTTTCCCAGCAGCCGCTGCCGCAGGTATGAATGCTGTTGGGACTATGGTTCGTTCTGGGCTGACCTCGGTCCAGGCGTCTGCCGCCTCCAACCCCGCTGCTGCTGCAGCTGGAGTTAGTGCCGCCGCGGCTGGTGTTAAGCTGGCGACCGCCGCAGCAGAAGCTGTTAAAGCCACGAAGAAGGTGGACGTCCCCCCTGCCAATACCAAGCTTGATATATGTTGCGACCTTTCAGCACCTAGTGGTGCCAGCACCTCAGCTTTACTTGGTGACCCTATAATCAGGGACTACACCCATCTGCCCCCTGACTGCGCTAGTACTCTTCAGAACATTGTCTCCGTACCCACTCTTATCTACCAAGATTCGTTGGCTTACGGTACCCCAAAGGTTCTAGAGGTGGACCCTTTTGAACTTGGAACTTATTCTCATTATGTATCCAAGATGTACAAGCACTATCGTGGCTCTCAACAGTTGCTCTTTAGGTTCATTACAGCACCTAGTATTTCTACTAGGGTCCAAATTACACTTTATCCTACTCTGGCCCCTTCAGTAGGTGAAGTTGATACTGAGGGAGATTTGCCTACGATGATACTCTCTCTCCGCGGTACAACTACTGCCACCCTCGACGTCCCTTACTTGAGCACTAAACCTTGGACTTCAGTTTTCTCTCCTTACAAACCTATGGTTAAGATAACTATGTTGGATCCTATGATACAACAGTTTGATAAAGCTCCTGTTCTTTATATGGACATTTATCAAAGAGCCGCACCAGACTTTCAGTTCTCAGGTTTGCAGTCCTTTGTACCCCAAAATGCCGTGATGCAGAGCTGGGTCTCTGATGAATTTGAACCTTATAATTCTCAGACCATTCACTCGTATCCCTATCAAGGTCATCAGTCCACTGTTGCCTCTATACTTGCTAGATTCTCTTCTCGGGATCCCGACCCCGATCTACTCTTCCCTTTTCCCGTGAAGATTGCAGATTGGAGCGCTGCCTGGAAGCTTGACAATTTCGATTACGTTTCAAATCTCTATGCTTTCTACACAGGTGACACCCGCGTCAAGATGTTGTTTTCTAAAGGTGCTGCTAACGGGCTCCTGCGCATATGTGTTGGTAACAGTAACACCCACACCGGCCCGAAGGACACTTCTTGGAAGTCCTCGAACAGCATGGTCCTCACTGATCAAAGTGTATGGCCCATTCTAGAGTACGAGTACCCCTACCAGAACGAGTACGAGTACGACTCCATTTGGTATCCAAATACCATGTACCCCCAGAACGTGGACCAGACCGCCGAGCTGGACACCTATTTTATCGCTGCAAGTGACGAATTTAGGCTGTTTTATTTGCTCCCCATCCCAACCTTTGCCCTAGAAGAACCCGAACCGGAGGCTATAATGCAGTCACAGTCCCGTTTCGTGGGGAGTCTTTCTTATGCTGGGGTTCTTAGTGTCATAGGCCCTTCTTCAGGCATAGGTACCGCCATAGTGTCCTCTTTTGATTGGTCTCAAATGTTCTATCTTGAGTTCGATGCCTACGTGTTCAGGCTCGCAGGGAATACTGATTTTACTGTTGCCTGTTCCTTAGGCACCGCAAATGAAGCCACACCATCATCCTGGTGGGCGACCCAGCCTCTGTGTGCATTTGGATTGTGGTCCGATTCTTCGAACTCGGGTAAGCACGTCCTCCACCTTCGCGCTTCTGGTGTTTTCGCTAATGTGGGGACGACAGCTCCGTTGCGTTTTTCTACTTCCACATTGTCTACAGTGGTGGATTATGCCGTGTATTATACGGTCAGAGTTCGTCCTTGGTCCCAAGCTTCTCTACTCGTTTCCCCCCAACACACGACAGACTGTGCTGGGGTGATAACCTCCTCACCCTCTTTACCCCTCTCTGTGAACTCCACAGTAACCCTTCCAGATCCGTTGCCAGTGACTGTGACTAATAGTCCCTCGGTCACTGTGTCTAACATGATTTCCGAACCCGTATCAGTTAGTGTTGTCAACGATTTTGTTCCAGTTGAGGGAAATCTCCGCGTGCAAGGTCTCTCTGATCCAGACACTCCCGTCTGGACGACCTCGTATCGCCCCTCTTGATTT